TTTAAAATTTCCTTTTTGATCAGTGCTTGTAAATGTTATGACTGCTCCATTTGTAGCGATAACTTCATTCGCTTCTATAGGTATACCACCATATTGCGGTAATGCTGTTGCTGGGTTAGTTCCTGCACCTACATATTCAAATGTATGGGCACTTGCTATAATAGAGCTTCTTACATAAAATTCAATATTTGTACCAGGTGCCGGAGTCCCGTTATAAACTTGTTGTATTACTACTGTTGATTTTCCAGCACTTGGTTGATTAGGTAAAATAGTATCAATGGTATAATAAACCGGATCCCCATCGATAAGCATAACCGTATTTACGTGCGGTTGACCATCAGTCAGCGTATTAAGCACGAATGTTCCAAACTGTTCGGATTCTAATACTCCAGATGTTTGTAATGGTCCAACACCATCAGCAATTAAACCATAATTACCAATTGAGCAGTCACTTCCGTTAAGTGTACAGAAACCACCAGACTCTACCTTAATGCCGATATCACACGCAATAGTATAGATGTTAACTAACTGACTATAGCCTGAGTTTACGATATGAATACCTTTACCACCACGATTGATGATAGTAAAGAAGCCGACAATCATTGCCTTAGTACTGATACTGCTAACATTGTTTCCGTCAATATATACGGCAGTACCGGTTGTAGTAGATGAAGTTAGATTTTGAATATATGGACTTACAAAAACGTTTTGTGTAGGTGTAGCAGGATCATAACTGAATCCGTTTGCTGTATAATCTCTAATCGTAATACCCCAAACATAACTACCGTTACGCACATAGAATAAGTCAGCAGATGGTGTCTGTGGAACTACAAAGACGCTTCTAAGATTGTCACCCATCAATGCTACGTTTGCAGGGATAGTAACAGGATTTGCTTCGGTGTATGTTCCCGGAGCTACATGAACTGAGAAGCCGCCGGCGCTAGCAGCAGCCAATGCAGCCTTAATTGTTAGATAAGGTTTGTTGATGTCGCCATTGTTAGCATCGTTCCCGTTGGTTGCTACATACAGTATTTTAGCACTCGTGTTGAACGTCAGCGGTGTGCCGTTACCAGAATAGGAATTTGCTATTACATTACCAATGTTTGCATTTAATACCCTTAGGGTACTAACATCTTGATCAAAAGTAAAATTAGCACTTCCTGCAAATTCGCCTTCATCATTAAATTGTACCTGAGTATTAGAACCGCCCGGGGGTGTAAGATTGCCGGCGCCAGTAGCAGCCCAAGTTAATACACCGTTACCATTTGTTTGTAGGAAATAGCCATTTTGACCGCCACCAATTGAAAGTGAAGAAACATTGCCCAACGAAAGAATGTTACCGTTCCAAGTTGCGTTAGGGATTCCATCAATTGCGCCGCCGTTATTAAATTGTAGCTGAGTATTATTACCACCGGCAGCGGCGGTAGCTACAAATGGTTGACCGTTAGCCCATTTGTAATAGCTTGCATAAAATACATTGGCAGCAACGTTTCCAGTGGTTAACACATTAGTAACAACGTTACCATTGGCATCTACTACAGGAACTTCTGGTAATCCTGCTGAAAAACCGCCTAATGAATTAAAGTATTCTGCTGACATCAACTTATCCCATTCTTAAATAATATTTATCATTATTTGTTAGAATTTACCGCAGAATAAAGTTTTTAGGTTCGCTTTATAAATACATTATGCTTACTCATCCTCAGCCAAGACCTATTTGCAACCATTGTAAGTTTTCACTTGCAAAGCCTAATGGGAAGAGTAAACATGGTTTTCAGAAATGGCACAAGTATTGCGAAGACTGTGCTAAGTCAATGTACAATGGTAGATTCAAGCATCTACAGCACAAGGTCAACGAGTGTGAAGAATGCGGATTTATTCCCGAAGATCGTATTCAACTTGATTTAGTATACGTAGATGGTAACAAAAATAATAAAAAGAAAAATAATCTATTGACACTATGCGCTAACTGTGCTAGACTGTATAATAAGAAGTTGCGTACAGGTAAGAAGTCAATAATGAATGCTACAGTAGACGGCGATACTAGGATATCTTAGGAAATTTCTCCGACCATCTTAATGTTTTGTTTATCAAATACATAATAGTTCTCAATACCGCCCTCAAAGATACGCACTGAATCGTAGCCCATACCTTCGATTGAACTTAGATATTGTTCAATGATTTCCCAAGTGTCGCTTGACCTATCCATGTAATCACTCATTGATTCAATATCGGTTTCTGTGTATGGATCGTAAATAGGAAGTAGTGGCTCAACTTCGTTCTCATCTAATGAATCAAACATCATGCCTAGATTTAGTTTATACTGATACACTTCCCCGTACTCTTTAGAGAAATTAGCATTAGAAGAAAAATACATTCCATCATGAGGTTTAGGATTGTCGCCGCCGTGATAGGCAGTGACCATTGATGCAGCTTCAATAAGAGTGTGAAAGTCCATAATGTATTTATTGCTTACGCTTCTATTTTCATATCCATAAGAAAAGGGGACCGAAGTCCCCTTTTCAAATTTGTTCTTACGAACCAATAATTTCTTATTGGAAGGTGAGATTTTGTACTGCAATTTCCCCAACGTAGTCAGCAGCGTTACCGAATGATGACGCAGTGTTTGTTAGTTCGATGTAACCATAACGTGTCATGAATGATACGACTGGTTCGAATGTTGACGGATCAAGAACAACGCCTGAAGACATCAACGGAATGTATGGGCAGTAGAATGCTGCTGCATCAGTTTCCGATGAACCCTTGTATCCAACAAGTACTGGCTGAGTGTCTGGTGCATATGAGTTAACAAATACACGCATTGCACCGTTAAGAGTACCAACGAACTTAGTGTTAGTTGGAGCTTCGAAAGTGCCTTCAGTTGTACGAGCGAATGCTGAAGTTGTAGCTGACTGTAGAACAGTAAGTGAAGCTGGTGAAACAACAGCCCAGTTACCTGCACCACGACGAGTACGCTGTGCAATCAAGTTTGCAACGCGGTTGATAAGAACAGCTAGAGCAGCATGTTCGTCACCAACGTAAGTAGCAGTACCTGAAACAGTTGCTTGGTTGAATGTGTATTCAGTTGAAGCAAGAGTTGCAAGTGAAAGCAAGATTTCCTGATCGATTTCAGCAGTAATTTCTTGTGCAAGAGCAGCCATAATTTCTGCTTCTACGTCGATACCATGCTGTGACTGAGCGTCCTGAGCAGCTTCGAAAGTCCAACGAGCTTGTAGCTTACGTGACTTGGCTTCAACAGCCTGACGAAGAATCTGAACAGAAATCTGCTTACCACCATTACCTTCTAGTGATGCTGTGTCAGCACCAGTGTAGAAGCTAGTGTCGGTTGCATCAAGCGGTACTCGTGAGTATGCCTGTGCAATCTTGAATGGTGAAAGTGCTTCTTCACCAGCAGTTACCGAAGTTGCTGCTGCTGAGTTGTCAGTCAATGAGTTTGCGTAACGCACACGTAGAGTGTGAATCTGACCAACTGGGCCAGTCATTGGCTGAACACCAACTAGTTCGTTAGCGATAACAGTTGGCATAACACGACGAATTACCGGAAGGATAACACGGTTTAGTGTTGCAATGTTACCGGCAGTTGTAGTTCCGGCTGAACTTTCAGCAAGAAGCTGCTTCTTGGTATTTTCAAGCAATACGTTCATTGTTGAACGACGATTGCCCTTTAAGCCTTCTAGCAGGGCGTCTTTTGTTTCGCCCCAACGGCTTTCTAAGAGTACTTTTGACATTATATTATTCTCCTAAATTATGTCGGTTTTTATTATAGCCCTGCTAATCGCTTGAGGTCAATCACATTATCTGTTTCTGTGAGATCAACTTCTACGGTCTTTTTGGCAGTTTTATCACCAGTTGCTTCTGCAATCACAGATTCAGTTAGTGCCTTTTTCTTAGGGGCAATATCTGAGCCAGTATTGAGAACGGCTGGTAGATACTTATTGAAAGCGTTTTCTAGTTTTGCTGTCTGTACGCTTTCTAGTAATGCTCCCATTACTTCAGCTTTCTCAGTGTTAAGTGTTGACAATAGTTGACCCATTGTCTTCTCACGCTGCGAAGATTCCTTAATAATGCGAACTTCACGGTCTTTCGATTCTACAATTTTAGCTGCTTGTGCTAGCTTAGATGTAGCTTCGGCAAGTTGTCTTTCCTTAGAAGCAAGAACATTCATTACCTTGCGAGTTTCTGCCTTATCATTTAGATAAGTTACAGAGAATTCACTTGCAAAGCTTTCGAAAATCTTACGTCCAAAGTTATTTTGTCTTGCAATCTTGATATCTTCTTTAAGCTGTGATAGTTCACCCTTAAGTTGACCTGCGACTGCTGAGCTAAGCTTCTTGGCACTTTCAGCAATGAATTTTGCTTTGAGTGCTTCAAGCTGCTTACGACCTTCTGCAACCAACTTAACCTTAGCTTCGACCACTGCTTGTCTATCTTGTGAGAATTCTTTAATTTCTCTTGATAGGGCGTGAACAACGAATTGCTCTAGCTTCTGCTGATTTTCCATCTGTACCTTACGATCTGAACGTAATTCACGGATTTCTTCGGCTAACTTAGTGACCATAAAGTCGTTGAACTTAGCTGCATTTTCACGAAGCTTAAGCTTCGCTTGAACACGGTCTTCGTTCATCGCTTTTCTCTCGTCTACAAATTCACGAATTTCGTCTGAGAGATTTTCAGCCATCATCTTGTCAAGGGCTTCAACCATCACGCTACGATCATGTTCATAACGTTGTGCAAATTCCTCATGGAGTTCTGCACGTACTTGCTGACGAGCTTCATTCAACTTAACTTCCCAGGCTTCATTTAACTGCTGCCCGATATCTTCGTTGATGAGACCACTTTCAAGTAATGGCTTGATAGCATCTAACATTTTTTTAGATTCCTTTATAATTTAAGTTCATTGATGAGACGCTTTACTTCCTCACCAAGGAATCGTTGTACTTTTTTGTCACCCTGTACTTCCTTAGCAATCTCTAACATTTTATGTCCGTGCTTCATGTTCATGAGACTTTCATAAATTGCTTTGGGATATGCGTTCGGTGCGCTAGGTTGGGCGACGATATCGACAGTGATAATTTCAAAATCACTGACTTTACCATCCATATCGTTTACATTACCTGATCCACGACTGGATACACCTAGCTTTACTCCTGACTCCAACATAGTTCTTACTAGTTGACCCATTGGAGTAGGAAGAATTTTTAGTTTGCCAAAACCGTTGGCCCCGTCCATCCACATGCTTGTAATCATGTGTGATACACGGTCTAAATTGATTTTAAGATCATCGGGATGGTCGACTTCACCGAGAACGGAGTAGCCTTCTGAGATTTGCTTGTTTAGAGTATCTACCGCAGTTTCAATTTCATTGACGGGGTAAACACGCTCATTTGCGTTTTTTACCCCGCCCTGAATGAAAATCCCCTTCATATAGAGGGTCTTAAAATCGGCGCCCTCTTCACGAATAGATTCGACCACCATGCCTGCGCGGTCGAACGTTAGATTTTCTCTGAGATACAAAGCCATTTCTCTCAGATTCCCTTAGCGAATTGGTCTACGTGCTGGTCTACGTGATTCAGCAACTGGGCTTCTGGTGTGTGCACCATCGTCACCGTGCTTTGGCTTAGGAGCTGCTTCGCCCTTGTCCTTGAAGTTATCCTTACCAGGAGCATTCTTGAAGTTGCCTGCACCCTTTACAGATGTTTCACCCTTTGAGTAGAAATTGCTTGGAGCCTTAGGAGCAGTAGGAACTGCTTCATCGTGACCGCTGAACTTTACTGGGTTGCTGTCCATGCCAGCCTGACCTGAGTTCTGTAGGCTCGGGCTTCTTGTCTGTACGCCATTGTCGCCATGAGTTACAGAAACTTTCTTAAGCTGAACAGCTTCCATCATTGCTTCTTCGTCTTCTTCGCCGTCGAAGTCCATTTCGTCGCCGTCCATGTCGCCTCCGAAGTCCATGTCATCGCCTGCGTCTGCGCCGCCGCCCATGATGTCTTCAAATTCAGCCATCAACTGGTCTAGCTTGTCTTCGATGCGGATTACAGCATCTTCAACTTCATCGCCGCCTTCTAGGTCTTCGCCGTCTTCGTCGCTTCCGAATTCTACTTCTTCATCACCAAAGTCGATATCTTCTTCTTCGTCTTCGGTCATGCCTTGTTCTTCTGCGTTAATTTCATCAAGTAGATCACCTACTTGGCCGCCCATGTCACCTTCATCACCTTCTTCAAGTGAATCGTCTTCCATGTCCATGTCATCTTCGGCCAAGATTGACTCAAAGATTTCACGGGATTTTTCAACACAAATTTCGTGGAATAGCTCGTTAGCTCTTTCGTTGTCCTCATTGATTACGAGGTCAATTAACTTTTCAAATTTCTTAATGTCCATTAGATTTTCTCCTGAATAGAAATGGCTTTGTGAAATTACTTATGCCGTAGTCAGGAAAAGTACTCAATAAGTACTACTTTTTTGAGTTTTTTATATTACTATAGTAATTAAGCGGCAGCGCCGGCTTCTGCTTCTGGTTTAGCCCCGTATTGATTACGAACTTTACCTAGATAAATCTGCTTCTCGTAATTGCGCACATCAATCATTCTACGTAATTTTCTAATTTGCGCAAGAGTCAGTTTAGTTTTGCGGGATGTTCTCCACACCGGCTTGCTGTTGTCATCATTGACATCTTGTAGACCATTAATTGGTGCGTCGAACATTTCAAACAGTTGCATATTTTTATTTATCTTTTTGTGATTTGTAGTCTATCCAAAATCCAATGGCTACAATAATATTCATCCCAAGTGATGC